ATACAGATGTAGTAGATTTACCTGTCTGCCGAGGCATCTTACATATGTTGAAACGGTTTTCATGGAAGTTTTTAATTAACCTTTCTTGAAAATCATATGGATGAAACTGAGTCAGTCCTTCATCAAGAGAAACAATCTTAATATAATTTTTTGCAAAATAAACTGGGTCATTCTTACATTTGATAAACTCAATGACCTGCTCCTCTGTAAATTCATGAGGAGTATTTGCTTTTTTTAAATTCGGATTGCCAAGGTATACATTATCAGTCATAATTTATTAGCAGTTCCACTTACGAAGTGCTTTGTTTATTCTTGAATCTGGATCTCTTGCAGTTTTTGCAGAAGTTAGTTTTTTCTTCATACCTGTCATTCTCTTACAAAATGATTTCCTTCTGTTTGCTGCCTTTGAACCTTTCTTTAATTTAGATGGTTTTGTTGTAACAGCAGTTTTTAATTTAGAACCAGGATTTGCAGCACGATATGATGCAACACCTTTTTTATTTAAACCACCAGATTCACTTTTACCTTCCTTTCTTTGCCAAGCAGGGCTCTTGCCCTCTTCAATCTTTTTTGAGTCGTCCTTACCCTCGTAACCTAGTTCATCTCTCCAATCTGAAAACTCTTCTTTCTTCACACAATTATTATATCTCTTACCAAACATCATCTTAGTTCCTTTCTTTTCATAACCTGGCCAACACTTCTGTGCTTTCTTTTCATCAAGTTCAACTGACTCAGATTTATTACCCCAGTTAGCAGCACCGACTTTACGACACTTGACTAATGCACCTGATGCATATGCACTTGGCCAAACTGAATATCTTGACTTAACTTTATGATAGCAAGCATCTTTTGTACCACTACCCTTACCTTTCTTATCTTTTGCTTCTCCTAAAACAATTTCATCTCCGACTTCTACATTATGCTCTGCAAACCAACCACGATTTGCTTCGATAGCAAATAACACTTTACCATCTGAATATACAGGTACACTACTATATGGTTTTAATTCTTTAATACTTTCGATAGTTCCGTCTTCCTTTACAAATGCAATATCAAGTGGAATACGAGTATTTTTCATATGGAATGAATGTTGACCAACTTCCTCAAATATAAAAAGCATTCCTTTATCAACATCTAAACTTTCACGGAACATAAGTCCTAATCTAAATTTAGAATCAGTGTTTGGTATTTCAACTTCTAATGGTAAATCAATATACTCTTCACTTGTTGTTGTAGTATGTTGCTCGTCTGGTACGTTTTTCATGAGATTCTTTTTAATCTGTTTCTTTGAAATCTTAGGACCACCAATTGGATCACCGTATTCATCTCTTTTCATCTCTTCACTCATTTTCTTTTTTGGTTTATCAGTTGAGACATAGGTTGGTTTTGCAGCACCAGTTTTTGCTTGTTGACCAGGATCTGCTTTCTTTTTTCTACGAGCAGCAGAGAGTCTTTCTGCTTTTGTCATACTTGCTCTCTTTGATGATGATACACACTTAGGTGTACCTTCACCAGGTTTGTCACTAGCACAAGTTCCTCCAGTGACGACATTAACCCAACCAGGTTTGCCATCTTTGGACTTTGAACCTTTGAACCACTTATGAAGTGAACCTTCTTTCACTGATTGTTGAAATGCTTTCTTTACTTCAGATACACCAACAACATCAATTACTTCTGCAAAGGTTTCTCCTTTAGAATCTTCGATAGTAACAGAATCACTCATTAGAACTAGAATTCTCCTTATTATTTAGTATTCCTTGTTTTAACATCTTTGAGAGTTCGGATGTAGATCCTACAAAGAGTGCGTTGTTAGTTACATTATTTGTTGTTTGTTTCTTATCTTCATCTACTTCCTTAACTTTCTTTTGAAGATCCATCAATTTATCAGTGGTATCTGCAACTGATTTTATAATTTGACCTGCAACTTCATATGCTCTGGCACTCCCACCCTCACCTGCAACTTCCAAAATACCATTGAGTGCTTCCTGACCTTTTTCGACTAACGAATATAAATTTGCACGGGTATAATCATAGTCTTTCTTGACATCATCCTTTGTAGATTCCACCTTTTGTGGTTTGCTACTTGGAGTAATATCAATTGCACTACTTGTGTTTAACGCTTTATCAATAGAATCATAGTTAGTCATTGTATTCATTAAATGTCTTTCTGTTGTGTTGGACTATATGATTTGGCATCACTAAATTGTTCAATAATACCATTAAATCCAAAGTCATCATCTGGTTCGACAAGTAAATCATCAGCTGCTGTTAATACATCAATTGATGCTCCTTCTATATGGGTTGCAGCAACACTTTGATATCCACGATTTACGGTAATCGTGTTTGCATCGACGATTTCTTTAATTTTCATTATTTCTTTATCTATAATAATTCTCATGCCAGAGGATAATGCGAGAGTAGATGAAACATCGAATCGAGTTTTGGTTTTACTTAAATCTGTCTTCAATACTGCTGTGTTATCATCATTATAATCTTTGAGTGCTTGTGGAGTTGCAGAGTATCTAAGTTCTCTTCTTGCATTCTCAGTATCAACAGATGCATGATAATCCACTTGAACTTTCTTGATAAGACCTTCACTAGAATCAGATACAGGACCGAAGAGATAAGTTTTAGCAGTAAAGTTTAAAGTGTATATAAGTGCTCTTCTTGTCGCAAAATCTCCTTCATAATCATCTTGAAAAGATATATTATCCAATACGATTGGTACATCTCTCTTTTCTCCGATTACATTTACTAAGTCAATAGTAATATTAAAAGATGGTTGAAAATATGGTAATATCTGCTCTACTATCTGTAATGCATCATCATTTAATTTAACAAGAATATTCAATTCAAATCCAAGATTATATGGAACTGGCATGAATACTTTTCTTAAATTACTTCCATCTGATGCCTTAAATGTCTGTGTTATTCCACCCTTTCTTGTTGCATCATAAGCAATATTAGTTGTTTCAAATGACATTCTAGGAAGTGTAATCTGAACCGCACGATTTAAATCTGCTTGTTGTTCCAATCTTGCTAGGAACTTTTGCATAGGACCATAAGCAAGAGGAACTCTCATATCACTTGTTTCTTTCCCTGCACCATCTCGATGACGAATATGAATATCATTAAAGATAGTACCAAAAGCAATTATGGTTTTTCTGAGTATTTCGTGATAATAGTATTGTCCTAACATTAGAATGTACCGAATGGATTACCTTCTGAAAAATCAATTATATCATCTGCTTCAGATTCGATGATTTCATTTGATTCAAAGGTTGTGTCTTGATTTTCTTCACTGAAGAAATCTAAAGCATAATTTGAGAATACAGTAGATCCAAATGAAACTACAGTTGTTACCCCAGTAGTATTTAACGTAGGAGAACTTATGGTGATTGTGCCAGCACCGATACTTGTAACAGTTGAACCTGCTCCTATTACAGGAACTTGAGTAAAGTCTACCCTATTTAACTCTTGATTTAGACTAATACTTGATGTGTTAATACCTGTTAAAATTGTGGTTGTAATACCAATTGTCGCAACAGTTGTTATACCAACAACAAAGAATGTAGAATCTGTTGCTTGAATAGTCTCACCAGGCACAAATGCTGATGTTGTAGATCCTATACCAACATTTGATACTTTAAGAACTCTGGTGTCTGTATCCCATTCTTTCACTCTTGCTTCAATGCCAGATGTTAAACCTTTAACAACCTCACCTCTTTCAAAATTACCTACACCTTGAATTATATTTGGAGATGTAATTGTAATTGTTGGGGGAACTGTATAACCTATACCTGCATTCTTTAAGAATATATCAGAAATTGTATTATCTGCAAGAAGATTTACCTCTGCAACAGCTGGTGATGTGCTTGCACCCACAATTGAAATTGTTGGAGTTGCAGCATAACCAACACCATTATTAGTAATAGTAAAATCAACAATACCAAAGTTGGAAGTCTCAACAGCAGCAGTCGCAGCAGCACCTACACCACCTCCACCTGTAATTGTAACTAATGGTGGAGTTGTATATCCAGCACCTGCATTTGTCAATACTATTCTCTCTATTGAGAATAAACCAGCTCTTTGAGTTGTTATTGCAACAGCAGTTGCGTCAATATTACCTGCTCCAAAGGGTGCAGTGCTTATCGCAACATTAGGAGCACTTTTATACCCACTACCATCATCATTAAGGACAATTTCTCGAATGTAACCTCTACCTGATGCGTTCATTTGAACACTTGCAGTTGCAGTTTGTCCTACTCCAATTAATTGAAGGGTTGAAATATATCCAATATCTTCCAGTTGAGAATCAATTTCCTCAATATCAGTGTCAAATATCTCATCCTCATATTCAAAGAGTTCACATTTAAGTTGATATACATAATTTTTTCCTAACTGATAGAAAGGATCTTCGTGCTCTACAAATTTAACTTCAAATAATCTCTGCCCTAATGGGAAATAAACAATATCTCCTTCACGAGGTCTTGTAGATAACTCGTAGTCTTCATCTGATTCTAAAAATGGTGATACAAAATCTTCAAATCTCTCTTTTGA